TGGATTTCCAAGTAGTAGAAGAGGATCAAGAAGTAAATGATATCTCTCAGTTCGAAAAAGAACCAGAATAAATTATGAAGCACAAAGAGTTATTTAAGTTGTTGGACGAAGTCCAAGAACAAGGGGAGGAAACTATATTAAAAAAACATGATAAAGTATTATTAATAGATGGATTAAATCTATTTTTTAGGAACTTTGCCATGATGAATATGGTCAATCCTGATGGAGTTCACATTGGTGGGTTAGGTGGATTCTTTCGCTCTTTAGGTGCCATGATTAGACAAACCCAACCAACCTCTGTTTATGTAGTATTCGATGGAGCGGGTTCGACTGCCAACCGGAAGAACCTGCTCTCCGAATACAAAGGAGGAAGGAATTTACAACGAGTTACTAATTGGGATGCATTTGATAATTTAGAAGAAGAACATGATTCTAAAGTAGACCAAATAGTTAGAGTAATTCAATATTTAAAATTATTACCTGTTAAAACTACTATAATTGATAAAGTAGAAGCTGATGACATTATAGCTGTATTAGCAAAGAAATTAGTTAAAAAACATAATTCTACATGTTTTATTGTATCATCTGATAAAGATTTTGTTCAATTGGTTACTGATAAAATTATTTTATATAGACCAATGGAAAAAGAATATTATACACCTCAAGCAGTAAAAGAAAAATTTGGTGTATCTCCCCAAAACTTTATCTTATATAAAACATTACTTGGAGATAATTCAGATAATATTCCGGGAGTTAAAGGATTAGGTGCAAAAGGTATATTTAAAAAATTCCCTGAATTACAAGAAAGAGATTTAACATTAGATGACATTTTTGAAATTTCTACTAGGAAATTCAAAGACCATGTTGTATATTCTAGAGTGATTCAAGATCAAGATAGAATTGAAACAAGTTTTAAAGTTATGGATCTTGGAACTCCTATGATTGATGAAAGAGAAGATGAATATTTGGATGATGTAATCAGTTCTGAATTCCCAGAATTTAATCCTGATATGTTTATTCAATTTTATAATGAAGATCAATTAGGGGGAATGATTAGAAATTTAGATATTTGGTTAAAAGATATATTTTCACAATTTAAAGGTTATAAAGATTGACACTCAATAGTATAAATCAATACGGACACGAATTTCAAATAAAGGTTTTATCTTCTTTATTAACACATAAAGAATTTTTAACTAACATTCACGATATTATAAGTGAAGAATATTTTGAAAACCCAGCTCAAAAATGGGCTATTAAAGAAATTTTAAATTATTATGACAAATATCATACTACTCCTTCATTAGATATATTAAAAGTTGAATTACAAAAAGTAGATAATGAAGTATTACAAATATCTATTAAAGAACAACTTAAAGAAGCATATGTTACTTCAGATGAGGATTTAGAATATGTACAAGAAGAATTTACTAACTTTTGCAGAAATCAACAATTAAAAAAGGCATTAATGTCTTCTGTTGATTTACTTAAAGGAGGTGATTTTGATGGTATTCGTTTTTTAATTGATAATGCTTTAAAAGCAGGCCAAGATAAAAATATAGGACATGAGTATATTAAAGACATTGAAGAAAGGTATAGAGAAAATTCAAGAACAACTATACCAACACCTTGGGAACGTATTAATGGTTTATTACAAGGTGGACTTGGAAACGGAGATTTTGGTCTTATCTTTGGTAATCCTGGAGGTGGTAAATCGTGGTCTCTTGTTGCCTTAGGAGGTTATGCTGTTAGATTAGGATATAATGTACTTCATTATACACTTGAATTAGGAGAAGATTATGTTGGTAAAAGATATGACGCTTTCTTTACCAAAGTACCAGTTAATAAAATAGATTCATTTAGAGATAAAGTAGAAGAAACAATTCCCCAATTGCCAGGACAGTTAATAATTAAAGAATTTCCAACAGGACGTGCGACTATCTCAACAATAGAATCTCATATTAACAAATGCTCAGGAATGGGAATTAAACCTGATATGGTTATAATTGATTACGTTGATTTACTTTCATCAAGAAAGAAAAATCGTGAGCGTAAGGACGAAATTGATGATATTTATACAAGCACAAAAGGCCTTGCTAGGCAGCTAGACATTCCTATTTGGTCAGTTTCGCAGGTAAATAGAGCGGGAGCTCAAGATAAAATAATTGAAGGAGATAAAGCAGCAGGATCATATGATAAGATGATGATTTCTGATTTCGCGATGTCTCTTTCTCGTAAAAAAGAAGATAAAGTAAATAATACTGGTAGATATCATATTATGAAAAATAGATACGGGATGGATGGTCTCACTTTTTCTGTAAATGCAGATACTTCAACAGGTCACTTCGAAGTATTTGATTACCAAGATAGCGAGGACAATGAACAACTCGCTCCACCATCTCAATCTAATAAGTTTGATACTGATGTTGATACTTTTGATAAACAGTTATTAAGAAAAAAGTTTTTCGAATTAGAAAAATAAATTAACGCATTAAATTAAAAACATGGCAAAGAAATCTCTATTGCAGGAACGTATCGTTTATAAACCATTCGAGTATCCTGAAGCACACGATTATTGGATGAAACAACAACAAGCACATTGGTTACACACTGAAGTGCCTATGATGTCAGATGTCAATGATTGGAAACAAAACTTAAATAAAACCGAAAAAAATATAATTGGGTCCATCCTTAAAGGTTTTGCTCAAACAGAAACAGTAGTAAATGATTACTGGTCTACTTTAGTAACTTCTTGGTTTAGAAAACCTGAAGTAATTAAAATGGCAGTTACTTTTGGTGCTTTTGAAACGATACATGCTGAAGCTTATTCTTTATTAAATGAAGAATTAGGATTAGATGATTTTAGTGAATTTTTAGAAGATGAAACAACAATGGCTAAGATTGAAACTCTTATGAATGTAAGAGATAGTCATGATGGTACTCCTGACTGGCATGAAAGAGCTAAATCATTAGCTATCTTTTCAGCTTTTACAGAAGGTGTAAATTTATTTTCATCATTTGCCGTTTTATTATCTTTTAAACTTAGAAATTTACTTAAAGGAGTTGGACAAATAGTAGAATGGAGTATTAGAGATGAATCATTACATTCAAATGCTGGCTGCTGGTTATTTAGAACATTATTAAAAGAACATCCTGAATTTGATACACCAGAATTAAGGGCACAAATTGAGGAAGCTGCTCATTTATCCCTAAAATTAGAATTAGATTTTATTGATAAAGTTTATGAAATGGGTGATTTAGAAGGATGTTCAAAATATGATTTAGTATCATTTATCAAACATAGAGTAAACACAAAAATGGGAGATTTAGGATATGGTCCTATTGTAAATGGGATTGATACTGAAGCAGTACAAAGAATGAAATGGTTTGATTCATTATCAGCAGGAAAACAACATACAGATTTCTTTGCAAATAGAGTAACAAATTATAGTAAAGGTGTTCAAAATTGGGACGCAGCATCATTATTTTAAAATATGGAAAATAACGCATTACAAGTAGATTATACAAATTGGGAACCGGGAAAACAATATCCTGAGTGGATGGATGAAATTTCTTTAGCAACAGTATCTAAAGGATACTTATTACCTGGAGAAACAGTTAAAACCGCTTATAGAAGAGTTGCAAACGCCGCAGCTAATAGACTTAAAAAACCTGAACTATCAAATAAATTTTTTAGATTATTTTGGAATGGTTGGGTTGGTTTAGCATCACCTGTTTTATCAAATATGGGAACAGATCGTGGTTTACCTATTTCATGTTTTGGTATTGATACACCCGATTCTATACGTGGAATCGGTTTAACTAACGCAGAACTAATGAAGCTAACAGCATCCGGTGGGGGTGTAGGTATTAGTGTATCCCGCATTAGACCACGTGGGAAAGAAATTACAGGTAATGGGAAATCTGAAGGTGTTGTTCCTTGGTGTAAAATATATGATTCTGCAATTATTGCTACTAATCAAGGTAATGTAAGAAGAGGAGCAGCATCTGTAAATTTAGATGTTAACCACCCAGATATAGATGAATTTTTACAAATTAGAAGACCTAAAGGAGATCCTAATAGACAGTGTTTAAATTTACATCAATGTGTGGTTGTAGATGATGTATTTATGCGTAAGTTAGAAACAAGAGATCCTGAAGCAATGAATACTTGGGCTACTATTTTAAAGTCAAGAATGGAAACAGGTGAACCTTATGTAATGTATAAGGATAATGTTAATAAAGATAATCCTATTGCTTATAGATTACATAATTTAGATGTAACAATGACTAATATTTGTTCTGAAATTACTTTATTTACAGATGAGGAACATTCATTTATTTGTTGTTTATCATCCTTAAATTTAGCTAAATATGATGAGTGGAAAGATACTGATACTGTAGAATTAGCTACATGGTTTTTAGATGGTGTAATGCAAGAATTTATTGATAAATCTAGTGGTAGGGATTCATTAAAAAGAACTCATAAACATGCTTCTAAAGGTAGAGCTTTAGGTTTAGGTGTAATGGGTTGGCATACATTTTTACAACAAAAGAAATTGCCATTTAATTCAATTGCTTCAACTGCTCATACTCATAATATATTTTCAGATATTAGATCTAAAGCAGAAAAAGCATCTAGGGATTTAGCTGTAGAATATGGAGAACCATTATGGTGTAGAGGAACAGGAATGAGAAATACTCACTTATTAGCAATTGCTCCTACAGTTTCTAATTCAGTAATTACAGGAGGAATTTCAGCAGGTATTGAACCTTTACCAGCTAATATCTATACTTTTAATGGTGCTAAAGGTACTTTTATTAGAAAAAATAAAGTATTACAATCAATTTTAGTTGAAAAAGGAGAAGATAAAGATAAATGGTGGGATCAAATGTTAGCTGATGGAGGATCAGTAATGAATCTACCAGATAATGTATTAACTCCTGACGAAAAAGAATTATTTTTAACGTTTCCTGAGATAAATCAATTAGAATTGGTGCGCCAAGCTGCAATAAGGCAGCAATATATTGACCAAACTCAATCTTTGAATTTGTCATTTGATCCTAATGATTCACCAAAATGGATAAATCAAGTGCATTTAGAGGCGTGGAAGCTTGGGATAAAAACATTATATTACCTAAGAACTGACAGTGTTATCAAGGGTGATCTTGGTTCAAGAATGGCAGATTGTGTATCTTGCGACGGATAGTTCATATTTATTTCACGCAATTGCCAAAAATCCGGAAGTTATTTATTGTATAACTTAATCTTTTAATTATGGATTTATTAAAGAAAATTGGTTCTTGGGCTGATGATTTAACAAAAATCGGTATCAGTTTAATTGCACTAGGAGTAGTACTAGAAGTACTATTTAAAGGAGTTAATATTCCTTTTTGGCCAGAAATTTCAGTAGTTGATAATATTATGGGAATTTTAGGATCACTAAGTGCTGAAGGTCTACTTGGTCTAGTAGGCGCATTTGTTTTATATCACATTATTAAAAAATAGTGCGAATAAAGCGAAATAACAATGATAGGGGGTCAATTTGACCCCCTTTTTTTATATGTATCACTGATCAACATTGCGGCAACAATGTTTTTCAATCTAAGAGTTTCTCAAAACGTTTTTTATTAACGAAAAAGTTAAATATGAAATTAACATGTTTCATTATTGCCTTAATACTAGGCATTAATGGGTATAGTCAAGAAACTATACGCATAGAAGAAGTTACCAATAACATTGTTATGGGCCCTTTTGCGGGTAACCGTAACCTGGCATTTGGTGTAAAAAATATATTGGAAGAAGTAGTTCAAGATAGAGACTATTATTTAGATGATAATGCACCAAAGAGTATCAAGGTTGAATTACTTTATTTTGATGTTAAAAAGAATAGTGCTCAATTTGCAGTATATGGACGTAAAGTAGATATAACGCAAATTGTAGCAGGAGCAAGATTAATTATAGATGGGGAAATAGTAAAAGAAGTAAATGCTAAAGGCACTTCAAAATCAATTTCAACATCTACTTTAATAATAGATAATGGAGGTAAGTTTTCTCAGGCAGGGGTGTCAAGTGCACTTAAAAAAGTATGTGAACAACTTATTGACAAACTAAAATTATGAATAAATTAAAACAAATACTAATTAAAGTTGACAATTGGCTTACAAAAATCGGATATGAAATGTACCCATCGTTAACAAAACACATGAATAAAAAAAAATGAAAAAATTATTATTTTTATTAATATTACCTTTTATAGCTTTTTCTCAACAAGGATATTTAAGTCATAGCTATATAGATGGTGACTCAAATGGATTTCAAGTAGGACAAGAAATTACTGTAAAATTTGAAGGGGTAGATGGAAGTGGAATGACACCTGATCGTGTTCATTTTGACTTTGAATGGAACAATAAACTATTAGAATATGTTTCACATGAATTTAACCCAACAAGTGGTTTACCTTCAGATGCTCAAAATTCTTGGAATATGTGGAATGGATATAGATTTAATCCTATTAACACTTATGCTGGTGTAGCAATAGCTGAATCAGATTTAGATGTACAATATGAACAAGGATGGTTAAATGCAGGAAATAGTTCTTATTCTGTAGTATCAGATTGGTCCGTAGGTAGAGTAATTATACAGTCTGCTTCAGATTTACCTTTATCTACTCCTTGGATATATGTTAAATTTAAAATAAAAGATAGACAGGGTACAGGTTATTCTAATTATAATAATGTTACAGATCTTAACTTTGCTAACTTTGAAGATATAAGTGCTAGTTCAGGATTACTAGATGTAAATGCGGGTACAGAAAACATTACATTAGCTAGTGTAAGTGGAGTAAATGCAGGTAATGTTACTATAACATTAAATTCAGCTGCTAAAGCTCAACATGCTACTGATTTTACTTATGCAATTTATGCTGCTGATGGAGTTAATGGTAAAACAGGAGATGCAATTGAAACAGGTAATTTTGATGCAAATGGGCAAGTAATTACTAGCAATTTAATTGTAGATGAAAAATACTATTTTGAAATTAAAGTAAATGATCAAGCTACTTGGTTAGATGATGTATTAACTATATCAGATGCTTTTATAATCTTTAAACAAGGTAATGCTACTGGAGCAGGAGGACCTGGAGATACAAGCAACCAAAATACATTTGATTATGCAATACAATATTTGTTAGGTGAATTAAATAACTCAGGAAATATAACACCAGAAGATGCTTATCAAGCTTTAGGTCATGTTCAAGGTGTAGAAGGATTAAGTGAATGGTTTACTAATTCAACTAATGGATCTAAAAATGTTTGGGGTAGAGTAGAACAATTAGGTGTATCAACTGATGATTATTATTTCGGACAGAAATTTATTATAGAACCTACTGATGATGATAAAGCATTTAGTTTTGGTCATTCTTTAATAGGTGATGTTGATTTTTCCCATGGATATGTTCCAACAGCAGAAGGAAGTGCTTATGCCCAAACAGGTGCAGCTCAATCTTCTCAAGCAAGAATGAGTGTTACTTCAATGGCTTTGCAAAATGAAATTGAAAGTAATTTAGATGTTGTTTCTGAATTAGTAGATGGTAAAGTACATTTTACTATTAATCTACAAGAAGAAGGAGTAGTAGGTGCTCAATTTAACGTAAATTATGATGAAACTATTTTAGAATTAGATAATGTAATTTTCGATACAGGAAACACAATGACTAATTTTGCAAATCATAAAGAACAACAAGCAAAAGTAAATATAGGATCTTTAGATCAATCAGGAGAAGTATCAATTAAAACAGGAAATGCTTACAAATTAATATTCACTCCAAATGAAACATTACAAAATACATCAGGGTTAATTACTTTTAAATTAACAGAAGGAATTAAAGCTGATGGACAAAAAGTTAAATTTATAATTCAATAAAAAATGAAAAAATTATTATCAATATTACTATTATTTTTAGTATTAGGATGTGCACAAGATGACGATTTTCTTGTGGTAGATGAAAACCAAGAAGTACCAGAAGCTTTATTTATTGAAGATTTGGTAGGGGTTAAATTAGCTAGTGCTATCGTATCAGAAAGAGTAGCTATGAATGTTAAATTACCTTCAGATGGGGTTTATAGAGTAAAAATTAGACATAGTATGACTAATGAATTAATTTCTCAAGAAAGACTTAATGGTAAAGAAGGTGATAATATATTAAAAGTGTATGTAAATACTTTAGAAAAAAGTTCATATAAATTAGAATTAGCTAAAGAAGATCATACAGTAATAGGAGTAACAGTATTTTCTAAATTTTAAAAAATGAGTGAAGATAAACAAGGAGGATTTTTTAGTCAAATAAAAAACCAAGTAATTACAACAATTGGACTTATTATTACCGCTGCAGGTGGTTTAGTAATAACCAATATGGAAGCTATATTTGGTGTAGCAGAAGAAGTAGTAGTAGAACAACCAGCAATGGAACAAACTATTAATTTACCTGAAGCCACTAAAGATACAATTGTAATTTCTAAGACTATAGTACTTCCTCCTAAAGAAGAAAAATCTAAAACAGAAGAAAGAAAAGAAGAATACGATTGGTAGAATGTGGAAGACCAGGCGGCAACCCGGTCTTCTCTATTCACGGATCGATTAATTATAAAGTGAAGTGTATAACAATTAAAACAAAAACCATGAATTATATAATACAACGTACGAAAAATCTTTGGCTAATCCAATTTATTTCATACTTTTTTTATCCAGTGGTTGAGCTATGGCAAAATGCTATTAAATCTAAGAATCCAGTAGATTTTATTATTTGGTTTTGGGTAACAAGCCTTATAATATTATTTTGGGTTGGATGGTTAACAGTAGTGTTCCAACTAATTACAAACCCAGCTCAATTTGAAAATGCTACTTTTGGTATTTTCGACACACTAGGATAAGATGAAATATTTTATCGTATTTTTACTTGGGCTAAATGTAGCATTTGGGCAAGTACTGGGAAAGACAACAACCGAAGATTATACTGCTGGGTTTGAATCTAGGGAATCAATTTGGTCAATACCAGAATACAACGGCGATCCTGTAACTGTAGCATTACTTAATATTGGTGTTAGTGATGAAGTATTATCACAATATCCGGAACTAGGTGATTATAGAGTTGGATTAGGATTAACCAATATAACTGTAGCATTCTTAGATGAGACATTCAGATTTGAATTTGTTGAAACAAAAGACGAAATCAAAGATAGAATGGTTACTCAATATAAGGCATCTCAAAAAGGATTTACTGCAAATCAAATAAACATTAAAGGTAAAATTATGCTTGCTAATTACTTCTGTTACATAGAAGTATATGATTTTTCTATCTCTGAAGATGAATCTATTAGTCTAAAAGATGGAGTTAAAAGCAATTTAGTTACAAGATTAGGTTTGCAAGTTAAAATGGTAGATGCTGAAACTGGACTTTATATGACAGGTTCAGGATTAGGTAAATCAACTACTACTAGAGAAATGACTTTATTAAATGATGAAAACTTAGAAGAAATTAAATTTAATCAATCATCTATTGGTACTGCTACTAAAAAAGCTTTAGAAACAGGAGTTGCTAAAGTAGTTAAACGAATGATACGTAAGCGTATCTTTGATCATTAATGTGCGAAAACTATTTTACATACTTATTTTCTTTTGGAGTTTCTCTCTAGTAGGGCAAACCCAAACTATTACTAATGTTTATGTAGATAGGTGTACTAATGAAACTAAAGTAGTTACAGCTAATTTTGTTAATGGTTCTGCAACAGTAGCATTTTATAACCGAGTAAAAGTATTTACTTGGGCAGAATATACAAATGGTACTTTAAAAGCTTGGTTAGATGAAACTTATGCATGGTGGCAAAATTTATCTCCATGTTCAACCAATACAGCTACAAATAATACAACTCAAAATACTACGAGTAATGCAACTAGTAATGCTACTAACGCAGCTAGTAATGCCACATCTGGTGCTACTAATACTGGTTCAACAAACACAGGTTCAACTAATACAAATACAAATGGAAATACAGGATCAACAGGATCTGGAAGTAGCAGTGGAAACACAGGAAGCTCTTCTGGATCAAGCAATTCAGGAAATTCAGGAGGAGACAGTGGTAATTCAGGTTCCTCTGGAGGTGACTCAGGTGGAAGCTCAGGCTCATCAAATAATTCAGGAGGGGACTCAGGCAATTCTTCAGGCGGTGACTCAGGAGGAGACTCAGGAGGAGATAATTCTGGCGATAGCGGGAATTCTGGGGGTGACGATACGTCTGGGGATAATTCCTCGGATAATGATAATGGTTCATCAGATAATGATAACTCTTCTGGGGATGGAGATGGCGGCGATGATAATTCGTCAGGAGAAGAAGGAGGAGATTCAGGTGGTGAAGGAGAAGAAGGTGGCGAGGATTCATCAAGTGAAGAAAATAAAGATGAAAATAGTGAAGAAAGCTCTGAAGAAAGCTCTGAAGAAGAGAGTAGTGAGGAAGAAGTAGAAGAAGAAAGTAGTGAAGAAGAATCTGAAGAAAGTGAAGAAGAATCTTCAGAAGAGGAAGAAAGTGAAGAAGAAGAAAGTGAAGAAGAATCTGAAGAGGAAGAAGAGGAAGAGTCTGAAGAAGAAGATAGTGAAGAGGAAGAAGAAAAAGAGGAAAAGAAAAAACGTAATCCTATAAATGTATCTGCTAATTTACTTACCCAACAAGCTTTAGATGGATCTTTTAGTAGAGCAGCTAGCTTTGGTTTATCTCAATCCTCTCTCACAGGTGCTACTACTTATTCTGCTAATGTTATGATTTGGGATAATCTAGAACAATTTAGTATAGGATTATCTCAATCTAATGTTTGGTTTAATTATGATAGAGAAGTAAAATATTATCTATATAACCCAGAGACTAAAAAAGAAGATTTATATTTTGGGTCTATATATGAAAAAGGTTCTATTGACTTTATACAATCTATTAGTGCTAACTTTATGTACATCTATGGTACTAAAGTACTTTCTGGTGGGTTAAGTAATGTTTATATGGGACAAAAAGATAATTTTTGGAAAGGATTTGTAGGTGGGTATGCAATTTCAGGTACAATAATTAATATAGATAATACAGTAATGATAATGCCTTCTGGGGTATTATTTGGAACTAAACCATTCCCAACTAAAAAAGTTACAATTTCCCCAATGTTAGCATTAGCTTTAAATCCAGTATCATATAATTTTGATATAAGAAAACCAGGAAAAGGAGAAATAGTATGGAATGAACATGTAACTTATATAGTAGGTTCTAATTTTGATATAAATTTAACCCAAAGATTTACATTCAATATAGGAGGCAATGTAATAGGCACTACTCTTCCAGGTATTCCGCTAACTTGGTCAGCAACTATCGGTTCTAAATTCCAGTTTTAATACGTATAACGGACAAAAAAATCATGTTTCATTAAATTAGTTATTTATGTTTAATTATATAAACCGTAAATGGATGGCTTTTAAGAATATTTTTAAAGATGATAACGACATCAATGAAAAATCAGTTGTTGGTTTCGCAGCTTTTGCAGTAATGGTAATATTTGCTGCTGCTGATATTATTACAGGATTTGTTGGAAAAGATTTGGTAATCCAGGAGTTTATTTATGATTCTTTCTTAATTATAACTTTGGGATGCTTTGGTATAGCTGAAGCAGGCAAGATCTTTGGTAATAAAAAGTAAATTGAAGATAAAGTGCCAAATAACGAAGTGAATCTAAACAAGTTTTTAACGAATAATTGGTCAATAGTTGTAGGATTATTGGCTGCGATTTTTACTGCTGGAACTTTATTTTCTGAGTTTACAGCATTAAAAGCTGAACTAACCATGGTACATGAAAGGTTAGATAAAAAAATTAAAGTAATTAATGAATTAGAAGACCGAATAATAGATATTGAAAAAGAAATGCAATACGAAAAAGGTCTATTAGAAGGTAAAAAAGAATAATATTTATATAAAAAGTTTATAAAAAATGGCTTGGACAAGAGAAAAAATTAGGTTAACAGTAGAACATTTAGGTTATACTTGGTATACAAATGGTAACTACAATTTAAATATTGTAGGAATCAGAAATTCAGGTACAGACCAATTAGTAACAAATAAATTTGATGATTGGATCACTGTTTCTTATTCAGTAGATGGAACAGATTATTATCATGAATATAAAGGTACCTGCGATCCAGGATTACATTGGGAACAAAATTTATTAAATCCTGATGGTGTAGCCATTCTAGTACCAGGTCAATATAAAGGTTCACATGAAATTGGTTTACATAGAGGTCAATATGAAGCTTTAAGACAAAAGAAACCAGTAAAAGTATTTAGAGACAACAATAGGGATGGAAGATATGATCATAACCCAGATAGAATTTTCGAAGGTATATTTGGTATTAATATTCATAGAGCAACTAAGTGGACAGGTGCTACTTCTACTCAAATAGATAAATGGTCTGCAGGCTGTCAAGTAATTTCATCTAATGATAATTTTACAGAATTTATGCAGATTTGTAATAATGCTAAAGATGTCTGGGGTAATTCATTCACATACACATTAATTGAAAGTGGGGATATAAATTACCAAGAATCTTTAGAACCGCATAAACAATCAGAATAGTTTCATGATGAACACTTCAAAATTAATTTTATCCAGTGCCAGTATGACATTAGCTTTCATATGTTCCTATTTTATGGAACTTACCATGCAAAATGCAGAACAGTATTTAGCAATAGCAACATTAATTTTTGCCGATGGTTTTTTTGGCATTTGTGCTGGTATAAAAAGAGAAGGGTTCAAAACTTATAAAGCAATTAAGATTATTAGAACCCTATTTTTCTGGACTATTATATTAACAGTTATATTAGTAATCGAGAAAAGTATCCCTGGGGCTGGATGGTTAAGTGAAACCGTTGTTATGCCTCTTGTAGTTTTACAATTAATAAGTGCCCTTAAAAATGCATCAATGGCTGGTTTTATTAAAACAGAAGTTTTAAATGATTTATTAGATCGTATTGATAAGCATAAGGGTGTTAGAAAATAGGTTGTCTTAGTCCTATTTTCTTCCTATATTTATCACCATGCTTAAGAATCTCAAACAAGGATTGTTCCCATTTATGATAGCATTTTCAGCATTGTCTGTAAGTGCATCAGCGGCTTTTTACTCAGTTTATGGTTTAAGTAAACTATTTGCTGGAGCTCAATTTGAAGTCATTATAATGGCTGGTTCTTTAGAATTTGCTAAATTAGTTACTGCTTCTTTATTATACCAATATTGGGATACTATAAATAAACTCCTTAGAACTTATTTAACTATAGCAGCTACAATACTTGTATTAATTACTAGCATGGGTATTTATGGATTTTTAAGTGCTGCTTATCAAGAAACATTTAATGAACTTACTATTGTTGAAAACGAAAAAAAGTTTATTCAACAAAAAGTAGATTTTTACCAAACAGATTTAGATAGATATGATAAAGAACTTCAACAAATACTGGACAATATTAGTACTCTTAGTAATGCCAAGTCGCAGTCTATACAGATCAAGGACACCAGTGTGGTTGGAGGCGTTCGAAACACCATCAGTACGGCTGAGTTACGTTTGGCACAAAATCGTATTTCGGTTGAAGAAGAAAATAGGAAAAATGTACAATCCAAAAGAGAAGTAGCAGCTGATAGTTTACAAAAATTTCAATTACAAGTATTAGAACTAGATAATAACACCGAAGTAGCTGGAGAATTAGGTCCCCTTAAGTATCTATCGGGACTTACAGGTACTCCTATGGATAAAATTATTAATATTTTATTACTTATTATTATTTTTGTATTTGATCCTTTAGCAATATCTTTAGTAATTGCTGCTAACTTTGCTTTTAATAAGGCATACCCTAGGAAAAAATACGTACAAAATTTATATGGAGAAGAAGTAGAAGAAGATATTAAAGAAAATTTATGGGATAAACCTTATGATGAAGCAAGAGGTACAACCCCACCAGAAAATCCTATAAATGAGATAAAAGTCAAAGATGCTGAAGAAATGACTACACAAAAAGAATTTATGGAAAATCTAGATAAAATAGAAGAGATCAAAAAAAAACAAAAAAATATCCTAGATTTAAATGAAGATGGAATAATTGATGAATCCGAAATTATAGCAGCAAAAAAAATGATTAAAGATTTAGAATCACAATTAAAACCAGGACTATCAAGTTTTAGATCAAATAAAATTATAGGTGAAATTAACCAAATAAAAAGTTCTTTACCAAATGAAGATGATGAAACAAAAATTTACTAGTTTATTATTTATACTCCCTTTACTTTTACAAAGTCAGTTAATTGAAACTGACATTTTTATTGTTCAATATGATCAAGAAAAAGAACAACCTATTTGGGTTGAGTATAAAGTACAATGTCCTAAAGGAACAACATCAAGAACAGGAATGGATTTTTATACTGAAGATAATATCCATACCTCAGATAATAATGATTATAAAAATAATATTTGGGATAAAGGTCATTTAGCACCTGCTGCTTCATTTAATTGTGATAAAGAAACATTATATAAAACATTTACCTATCTAAATTCAGCTTTACAACATGAAGGATTAAATAGAGGAGTTTGGAAAGAATTAGAAGGATTTGAAAGAAATTTAGCTAATTTTTTTGAAGTAGAAGTTAGAGTTGAAGTTGAATTTTCAGAAGATAAAGTACCTGGGGGAGCAACTATTCCTTCTGGGTTTAGAAAAATATTAAAATTTGGAGATACAAAATATGTTTTTTATTTTCCAAATACCGATACTAAAGGAACTAAATGGATTGATTATTTAGTAGAATAAGTTATATGAAAAGTTGTATTTTAATTACTTCTCACCTTAATACTCCTGAAAAAATTAAGGCAGCAGAGGAAGCTCTACATAATTTTAAAGAAAAAACTAATTTACCTATTATATTCATGGGTAATTATCCAATTCCTGTATCTATTCAACATCTAGTAAATTATAGTTTATACACAGATGATAATCGTAGAGCTAAATCTCCTAGATATCTTAATTATAAAGGTAAAAGAATTTGGGATTATGGGTATCCTCATCTTGTTCAAATGTTAAATGGAATGACATTTACTAAAATTTTAGGATTTGAATATGTTCACCATTTTAATTATGATGTAGTTTTAGAAGAAGGTGAATATGAAAAATTAATTGAACAAAGTAAAGATGGTGATTTTTTATACCATGCTTGGGGAAATGATGGAATCTCAACTTGTATTTTTTCAATTAAACCTGATATGTTTATAGATGTAATAGGAAAATATTTACATTATTATGATACAGGTAATCCACCAGGGATTAGATCTGATTGGTTTGCAGAAATATTTTTGGAATGGGCTTTTCTAAAAGAATATCCATCACTTAATAATTATTGCAATATAAAATATAAACTTATTTCTGATAATTGGTAATAAAAAATTTGGATTACTGAAATAAAGGTCGTATATTTACGTTTTGAAAAGTTAGGTTATGTTCAAGATTGCCCATAGTAGAGCTCATATAGAAAAACGTTTAACTGAATTCCAAAAATTGAATTATAATCAATTTAGATGGTGGAGATGGTATGAGGCAAAAAATAAACCATTACCCAATAAATCTGATTTTAGGGACAAAATTATGAATGGTGATTATGACCAGGGCCCTTATTCGTTACAAGCACAATTATGTGAATATATGTTAAATGATCTTTATGAGGAATGTGCTCCTGATTTACAAAAATATTTAGAGAAATCTAAATTATTAAGTGCAAGAAGAAAAAGATTATGGGAGGATCATGAAAAGGATGAAAGTGGGAAATTGAATGATCTTATAGTAGCATTTACTAAAAATTTTCGTATTACAAAAGGTGAAGTATACGATGAAATTGATAAATGTTATGGGACTATTTTAGATTTATATTATCAAATTGAAGAAAATTATAATAAAATTCATATAAAAAGTCGCAGAGGACGACCAGCAAAAACATGGTAAATACTAAACAAAATAATGGCAACTCACAATTGAATTCAATTAGAAATGAATTTAATGATAGAACTGAAACTAAAAAATACATGGGTCAGGGAAAAAGAATGACTTGGAATAGTAGAAGGAGATTTAGAACAATTTAAAGTAATTAGGAAAATTAAAAACAATTTTGTATCGTATAGTTATATGAAAGTATCACACGAAGTACCTCGCTGTTTATTAACAGCATCTCCTGAATTTAATGATTATGATTATTGTTTACCTCATCTTTTAGATATAGATGAAGAGTATAAACAATATTTTTATAATGCTAAAAAATCAGGACGTTATATTATAATGGATAATTCCCTTCATGAATTAGGAGAAGCATATAAATGGGATAGATTACATTATTGGATTAAAGAATTAGAACCAGATGAATTTATAGTACCTGATGTATGGATGAATTATGCCCAAACACATGCTCAAGCTAAGTATTGGATAAAAATGAAATTTCCTGAAAATACAACCCTAGTAGCTGTAGTACAAGGTGAAAATGAAGGAGCAGCATATGGTTGTTATAGAAATTTAAAAGAATTAGGTTACGAAAAACTAGCAATATCTTATGGTGCTAGCTGGTATAATGATCTTCATCCCCATCCAAATAAAGATTTAGGTAAAGCATTAGGTAGATTATGTTTTATCAGTAGATTATATTCTTCAGGAGAAATTAATAAATTTGATAGAATTCATTTATTGGGTTGTTCAGTACCACAAGAATTTGGTTGGTATAGAGGATATAAGCAAATTGAATCAATTGATACTTCAAATCCAGTAATGGCTGCTTTGGAAGGTACAATGTATACTGAAAGTGGTTTAACATCAAAACCCAAAGCAAATATGAATGATCATTTTGATATTAAATTTATGGATATTCAATATGAGGATATTTTACATAATACAACATTATTTAGAGAAATTAACGGAATACCAAAAATAGAACATTATGGCTAAATTAACAAGAACAGTAAATTATTGCAACTTCAGATGGGAAGAATATATCTTAACAGAAGAGGAAGTAGCAAAGTGGAAAACAGGTGATGAAGATCTTCAACAAGAAGTTATAGATAATGCAGATTGGGACCTAGTAAGAGATAAACCAATTGATGATTACGGTGACGTAGAATTTGTAGAAAACTAATAATATGGCAGAAATAATAAAACATGCATTAGGATTTTGTGGAGAGCACTGGCATCCAAACATTTGGACTCTTCTTACAGGAGGGTTTGGATTAGTTGCTATTTATCATTATACTATATCTTATCTTAAATGTAAATTTACACATTTAAAATCAGCGTTTGCCTATACGCTTAATAATACCTGGCAAAAATTAATTAATTATTTTAAATCATGGCGAAAAATGTCGTAGTGTCCTTATCTGGGGGGATGGACTCCTCTACTTTATTACTTAGATGTTTATCTGAGTATGACAATGTAACAGCTTTATCTTTTGATTACGGTCAAAAACATAGAGTGGAACTTGAAAGAGCTCAATCATTAGTGGATTATTTAAATGCTAATGGTCAAAATGTTACTTACCAAGTAATTAAATTAGATGGTTTAGTTAACTTGTTAGATTCTAACCTTGTAGAAGGTGGAGAAGATGTACCAGAAGGTCATTATGAAGAAGAAAATATGGTAG